CGGCGCTTAAGCTCGATTTTGACGGCATCCATTTCGTCATAAAGTTTGTTGAATCGAGCAATCTCATCCATGAGCAACGCTTGGTCCTGCTGTAGTGCAATTGCCGTGAAGCGTTCGAGCAGCTGATCGACACTGAGATCTTGGAGCGTGAGGCGCTTCACGGCTTCAGAACCCCATTGCGAACCAAGGCATCACGGCCAACTCTCGTTCGCTCGGCCCAATCCTTGCCGCGCAGGTATGTTCGGGGCGACACTCCGCCATAAGCGTCATTCTTGAACATGTACCAGCCGGTGATCTGCCAGTGCTTCAAGGTCGGGATGCGCACGAGATTTTCCTGCGAGTCTATCAGAGAGCGAGAGAAGCCGTCTTGCTCTGCCTGCGTCTGCTCGACGATGTGATGGATGTCATATCCTCTCGCCGGTGCTGACACCGCGTCCTGCAATTCCTCCAAGCTTTTCGGCGGGTCGGCATAAGCCTCGATGTATGGAGCGCCCTCCTCGATGAGCCATGACGCGGCCTCCATCCCATCGAGAACGCGCCGGACCTTCCCTTAAGGTTGCTTCGAAGGTCAATCTGGCGACGTATTTTCGCGACCTGCTTGATTACGGCATTTCGGGGCGCGCGGCGAGCTGGGCCGCTCCGGTGGCACCTCTGGCGGCTGACCGGAAGAAGCATTCTGCGCGACTTGTGTGAGCCCGCTCCCGCCGCTCGCGCTTGAACCGCTGCCGCCGCCACTTCCGGTCCATTGCCCGCCGTCAGAATTGCCGGCAGGCACGCGCGGCTGGTTCGGGTTGAACCCAGCCTTGAAAGCAAGCACGAACTCAGCGTGCTTCGCTTCGACCAGGCTCGCGCGCAGGAGCCAGGCCAAGCGCCGGCATCGCGCGCCTGCGTCCCAGCTCGCCGCAAAGACGTTCATCTTTTGAGTCTTCAGCTAACGCGCGCGCATCAGCCGCGCGCCGCGGCGCAAGGCGCGGACGAAGCGCGCCGTGTTGACGCCGCCGAGACCACCCCGCTTCACCGTGCTTACCCGTGCTTCGGGCAGCATGGGGAGGTGACGATCGAAATGTCCCAGAGGTCGATTTTGTCGAGCCTGCGCGATCTCCTCGTTTGCTACTTCTACGTCGGCTTGAAGATTCCGCGGTCGAGGTCCCAGAGAGTCATGCCCGCGTCTGCTGCTTGTGGATACTCGCGCGAGTCCCGAATGCTTTGGAGCAATCCTCGAGCGGCCTCCGGTACAACCGCAAGCGTTCCCTCGGCGGCCTTCAATTGAACATGAATATTGGGGTGGTCGTAGAGCGTCAACAAAGCACGCCGCTGGTCACCTGGGCGACTCTTCAGCTCCTTCTTCACCGCATCCATTTGATCGTACAGCCTATTGTACTTGGCAGTTTCATCCATGAGCAGGGCTCGATCCTGCTCCATAGCGATTTGCTCAAATCGAGCCACAAGTTCGGCCACTGACATTTCGTGAAGTTTGGTCGGCTTCATGGTTTCAGGACCCCATTCTCAATGAGTGCCCTGTAGCCAACCCTCGTTCGCTCCGCCCAATCCTTCCCCCGGAGATACGTCCTCGGAGAAACTCCGCCATAAGCGTCCCTTCGAACCATGTACCAGCCAGTGATCTGCCAGTGCTTCAAGGTCGGAATACGCACCAAATTGTCCGACGAGTCTATCAGAGAGCGGGAGAAGCCGTCTTGTTCCGCCTGCGTCTGCTCGACGATGTGATGGACGTCATAACCCCGTGCCGGGGTCGAAACCGCATCCTGCAATTCCTCCAGACTCTTTGGCGGATCGGCATAAGCCTCGATATGCGCCCCCCCCTCCTCGATGACCCATGCCGCGAGTTCCAGCCCTTCGAGGATGAGCCGGGCTCTCCCGGCGGTAGCCTGCAACGCCAGTTTGGCGACCTGCTTCGCGACTTGCTTGATAACCGCGTTGCGAACGCGCGGTGACGATGGCCTTTCCGGCGAGCTGCCGCTCGGACTTCCCCCCTCGGTTTGATTCGAGCCTTCTCCCGAGCTCCCACCACCACCTCCACCCGTCCACTGCCCGCCGTCGGGACTGCCGGCAGGTTTGCGCGGCTGGTTCGGATTGAACCCGGCCTTGAAGGCAAGCACGAACTGCGCGTGTTTTTCCTCGACCAGGCTCGCGCGCAAAAGCCAGGCCAAACGCCGGCATCGCGCGCCGGCGTCCCAGCTCGCCGCAAAGGCATCCATCTCCTGCGTCTTTGGCTAACGCGCGCGCATCAGCCGCGCGCCGCGGCGCAACGAGCGGGCGAGGCGCGCCGTGTTGATGACGCCGCCGAGACCTCCCCGCTTCACCGTGCTTACCCGCGCTTCCGGCAGCATGGGGAAGGTGACGATCGAGATCTCCCAAAGATCGATCTTGTCGAGCCTGCGCACGCCGCTCTTCGGATCTGTGCGGCCCTTCACCGTGCGGAAGCCGATCGACAGCCCGTCGAGCGCGCCGGCCCGCATCAGGCTCAAGACTTCGCGGGCCCGCGCCACCTCTGGCATCAGCCGCCCGCGCGCGAACAACCCCTTGCCGTCCTCGTAAAGCTCGAGCCACACGCCGATCGGCTCGTTCGGATCGTGCTGGAAGAGGAGCTTCACCCCTTGCGTGCCCCGCGCGCGCAGACTGTCGCGGAAGGCCCCCGGCATGACCAGGTCCTGGCCGAGATCGACCTCGCCGAACAGGCTCGCATAGCCCGCGAAGGTGCCGTCCGCCTCGACCCGCTTCAGGTCGCAAGGCGCGAACTTCACCTCGCGCTCAGGCAGGGTCTCGCCGAAGCGTTGCAGCATTCGTTGTCCTCTTGCTCGGGATGAATCCTCTCCCCAGTGGGGAGAGGGGGAAGGTCTTCATTGCTGAGGCGCAGCAGGCAGCTCATCGCCCCCCTCGACCGGCGCGTAGCCGACCGCGGCGCGCTTCTCGTTGACGGCGAGAAAGTCCGCCGCCCGCACCCGCTCCCACAGCGCCTCGCGCTCGGTTGAGAGCGCCTCGATCGCGTCGAGGTCGGGACGAAGCTCGAGACTCGCGCCCTCGTCGAAGGCAGGTCCGAGCCACCCGGACACCGCCTTCGCCGTACGCGCAACCAAAGGCAATATCGTCTGCCGCCAGAACGAGCGGTTGGCCTCGGCGTAGTTCGAATAGGTGTTGTCGCCGGGAATGCCGAGCAGCATCGGCGGCACGCCAAGCGCAAGCGCGATCTCGCGCGCGGCGACATGCTTCGCCGAGATGAAATCCATGTCCTTGGGCGAGAACGCCATCGCCTTCCAGTCGAGCCCGCCTTCGAGCAGCAGCGGCCGGCCTGCGTTCTTCGCGCCCTGGAAGCTCGCTTCGAGCTCGGCCTTCAGCCGCTCGAACTGCTCCGGCGTGAGCTGCCCGTCCTTCGCGCTGTAGACGAGCGCGCCCGACGGACAGGCGGAATTGTCGAGCAGCGCCTTGTTCCACGCGCCGGACGCGTTGTGGATGTCGATGGAAGCGGCCGCGCCTCGAGCGGGCTCATGCCGTAATAGTCGTTGAGCGGGTGGAACAGCGCCATGTGCAGGATGGGCCGCACGCCGCCTGCCTCGTCCTGGCGGAAGCGCACGGTCTGCCCGCCGACCGTATAGTCGTAAGCCTCGGGCCAGCCGTCGGCCCCCGGCACGACTTTCATGCGGTCGGGCCGAAGCATATGCAGCTCGCGCAAGGACCCCGCGACGGTCACGGCTTCCATATACGAATTGCCGGCGACAAGCAGATGCCCGTACCACGCCTCGAACAGGTCCGGCGCGCAATGCGCCGCGTTCGGCTTGGCGAGGAGCGCGAGCAGTGGATGCTCGTCGATCTCCTCCTCGCCGTCGAACAGATAGAGCGGCACGCTCGCGGCGGCTTCCGCGATCATGCGCACCGCACGATAGACGACCGCGTTCTTGGCGAACCCCTGGCGCGCGAGCGAAGCGAGATCGCGCGGCGTCCATACTGGCTGGCCGCCTGCGGTCCAGGCGATCAGCTTCGCCGTGCGGCTCGCTTTGCCTTCGAGGCCGAGCAGCCTCGCCAGCCTCTCGCGCAACGTTGCTGCCATGTCCTCGCTCGTTGCTTTGGTCGGCGGCGCCACATCGTCCCCTCTCCCCGGTGGGGAGAGGGACAGGGTGAGGGGGTTCCAAACTGAGCCCAATCCCCCTCACCCGCCTGAAAGCCTCGCGGCTTCCAGGCGACCTCTCCCCAGCGGGGAGAGGTTGAGAGCGTGCCCCCTTTTTCTACACCCACCGGATGCGCGGCTCGGCCCCGCGCAGCATCAGATCGGTGAGCGCCCAGACCAGCGCATCGACGCGGTCCGGGCTCGCGCCGCCCGACAGTCCGTCAGGCCCGAAATCGCTCATCTCGTCCTCGAGTTCGGGCAGCGCCCCGACATGGGAGACGCGGCCCTGCTCGTAGAGCGCCGCGACCGGCTCGGCGCGCAGCCACTTGCCGCGCATCGCGCGCACCGTTCGCACCGGCACGCTCCGGTCGATCTGCCGGATCACCGTTTCGACCAGTTCGCCGCCCTGGTTGATCTCGACCACGACACGGTCGGCCGCGTAGCGCCGGAAGGCCGCGATCACGGCGCCCGCCCAGTCGAGCGGGCTCGCCCGCTCGCGCGTCCAGTCGGCAAGCACATAGGCGCGGTCGTCGGCGGCGGTGCCGGCAACGACGATGCCGCAGGCGTCGGACCGCGGCCCGCTTCCCGCCGGCGGATCGACCGCCACCACGACCCGCCGCAGCTCGGGTGCAACACGCACCCGCGCGCGCTCGATCAAATTGCGCGGCCAGAGCGCGTCGGCGCGGTCCTCCAGAAGCTCGGCATCGAGCTCCTGGCGACCGAGCCGCGTGCCCCGGTAGCGCCCGACGATCGACTCCAAAAATCCCGGCGCGAGATTGACTTCGTTCGCTTTTGTCGACACCCGCGTCACCGCGGTGAGCGGATCAGCGATCAGCGCCTTGAGCAGTTTGGTCGGCCGCGGCGTTGTGGTCACCATTTGGCGCGGGCGTGTCCCGAGCCGCAGCCCGAATTGCAGCATGTCCCAGGTCTCGTCGGGACGCCGCCACTTGCAGAGTTCGTCGCACCAGGCGGCGGAGAATTGCGGTCCGCGCAACGACTCGGGATCTTCCGCCGAGTAGAGCTGCGCGATCGCGCCGTTCGGCCAGGTTACCTGCCGCTTCGACGGCTCGAAATTCGGCCGCGCCGCCGGCGGATGGACGGCAAGCAGACCTGACACGCCCTCGACCATCACCGCGCGCGCATCCGCCAGCGTCTCGCCGATGAGCGCCACGCGCATGTCGGAAGCATCGGAACGCTGTACGAGGCCGCGCACCCACTCGGCGCCCGCCCGCGTCTTGCCCGCGCCGCGTCCGCCCAGCATCAGCCACACGGTCCACGGCGCACCGCTCTCAGCACTTGCCGGCGGCAATTGGTCGTCGCGTGCCCAGAGCTCGAAATTGTAGTGCAGAAAGTTGAGATCGCCCGGACTCAAGCCCGCGAGAAACGCCTCAAGCGTCCTGAGCCTGATTGAGTCGCTGAAGGCGGAGCGCAAGATCGCGGCGGAGTCGGTCCGCATCGCAGGCCTCCTCCGGTTTTGCCGCGCTCTTGTCGGACGCCTTCTTCGCTGCTCCCCGCGCTTTCTCGTCGAGCTCGACGATCTTGGCGTAGATGCGCATATAGCTGCTCAACGCGCGCGCATCGCGCTCGGCGTCGGCCGCGCTCTGCGTGACCTGGTCAAGCTCGCCGTTCATGCGGGTCTCCAGCAGCGTCAGTCTCTTGTCGAGCGCCTCGAGCAATCGCTGCGCCAGGTCGCGGCGAAGTTTCCTGACGCTCGGCCTCCTGGGCGCGCGGGG